ATTAATTAGATTTAAGAATAATAATGTCCAAATTCATGATTGCCCGTGTCATACCGACATAAATTTCGAATAGAAAATTATCCCATGAACTCTTGATCTTTGAAGCTGGGATGACAAGTATTATATTGTTATCCTCTAAACCCTTATATTTAAGTATCGTTGTAAAGGCTAACAATTCCTTAGACTTCCTTTCTATAGTTTTTTCAGATAAAACTTCAAGAAATGACTCCATTTCTGCTATTATATCATATACTGAATCATCATCTTCATTTTCTTTATATTTAAAATCAGAATGTATCAGCAATGTTGTAGAAGAAATTTCTCCGCAATATTGAAATAGATGTTTGGTGTGTTCTTTAATAGTTTTCTTTACTTCTCTTACATTATCATGGAAAGATATTGTAAGTCCTGCTATATCATTTCCTTTAAGAGAATCTAAATATAACTCAAAAGCTTCCTGGCAATGTTCAACTGACAATACTTTATTGGCATATTCTACAATAAGTTTATTTGTAGGAACACGTTTGTTCTCATCAAGTATGAAGCATGCTGCGTATTTTGCTATTTTATTAATATTTTCATTCAAATTTCGACTAACATTATTATATCCTTGTTCAAGATCATAAAATACTAGATATCGTCCTTGTTTAAGACCATTGTGTTGTGAACTTAATAGTTCATTGAGCACAATATCAACACCTTTATCAATGACATCTTGTGCTTCATCAATAATAATATAGTCATAATCTACCTTAGTAATTTTACTGAGTTCTTTGCTTAAAAGTTTGTAAACATCATATTGGCTATTATCACTTTTAATATTAAGTTCTATATTTGTTATTTCCTTGATATAATTATTGAATGTTTTGACAGTACATGAACTTAATCGTTCTTTATCTAAATCAAGCCGAACCTTACTTGCTAGCAGTCCTGTCCAACATAGATATAACCCCTTAAGACCACTATGTCTTTTAATAAATGCTTTAGCCATAGTGGTTTTTCCTGTTCCTGGTCCACCCTCAATTAATATTCTAGGATTTTTTCTCAAACCTTCTAGAATACTTAGATTGTCAATCTGTAACCAATCCAAAACTTCGCGAAGCGAAGTTAGTGAATATTTATAACGATCTTCAATTGATGGAGCAAGTGAGTTTACAATAGACTGTAATTCTGTCTTTGATATTATACGTTTAGAGCGTTTATTTTTACGAATTACACTTAAACAGAAGTCTGCAAAAGAATTATCACTATCTTGATCTAACTTATTCCAAAGTTTATGAGAAAGGTTGATTTGAGAAGAGTCACGTGATATGTCAAGAGTACTATGAGGGAAAGCACATACATAATCAACAAATATTTGATCCTTATTTAATATCCCATTATTTAACAATGCCCATTTATAATCATGAGCTTGCTTAAATGGTGTTCTACTCATTTCCCTTAAGACCCCTTTATAGCTATAATAAAAGAACCCCCTTATCAACTCAATTATACCACCTTTAACTTCAACAATAATTGCACCTTCTTGGCATATAAGGAGAAAATCAATCTGTATTTCATTTTGACCTCCATATGGTATGTTGAAAGTTTTATCATACCACATATACCATGTCAAAGGACTTGCTTCACAATCTCGTACAATACGTTCATACATATCTTTTTCTCCCTGAAGTACATTACCACTATTGTAATTAATACCAATAGTAGAGTCAATTAGAAGAGTATCTTTATGAGATTTAATAATGATTGCCATATTGTTGTGAGTTATTTATAATTTGATTACTTCCAAAGATTTTCGTCTACAAGTTCGGACATTGAATAGTTAAACATGTCTATCAATTCTGCCCTATGATTAGGAAACATTTCTAGAACTTTTATTAGAGACTTTAATGATAAACACATTTTGACTCTATCGTAATATCCATCTCTTATATCTTGTTCAAATTCATCGAATGTTTTTAGCTTTGGCCGTGTAGTTATTTTTAATGTCTTTTCTTCCCAATAAGATTGATTTCTATAACAAAATTGCCAAAAAGACATTTTTTTGTAAAACTGCTGCTGGTTACACCATCTGGCAATTTGGACATAAAAATTTGATACTGGGGCATTATGATAGTCTTCATGCCTCATCACATATCCAACACATCCATATTGCATGAGTATTTTAATTCTTTGAAATAATTCCCAAATGTCTTTATAAAATATATCTACTTTTGTTGGAGACTGTTTAAAACCACAAAACAAATAGAACTTTGTACCTTTCTTTGGATTGTAACGTTTCCAGATTTTAAGTGATTTTTCAATTATCTCATGATCTTTCCAATTATCAAAAGCAAAAATAAAATCACCATGATAACGCGACCGTGATAACATTTCTGCCATTTCTTCGCCATAAGGACTTTCTGCTAACATGCGTTCATCAAGACCTTGCCGGAATTGAAATGGGCGTTTAGTCTCTATAAGTTGCTTCAGTAGTGGTCTCCAAATAGATGGGTCAGAAGCAAGAAAATTGTCATCCCATAAATAGATATATGGCCGAACAAGTTTTCCGTTTTTATCTTTCTCATCATCCAAGAACCATTGTAATTTAGAATATGGTAATATACAATTCTCTAGTTTATTAACACAGAATGGACAATGTCTTACACAACCACGGGTTAAAAAACCTATTGAATATTTTTGATAATCTTTAAATTTTTCTCGTTTAAAACCTTTCTTAACTTGTTGATTAATAAATTGATCATATAAATGATAGTAAGGCATCTGACGAGACATGCTAATCCCATACTCTTTACCTCCATGAAAGTTTCTAAGAGTATTTAGGAATTCATCATGTTCTAATTGGTTCATATCTTGTTCACGTTTTCTACGATATTCCATTACACTTACTTCATTGGCATAAAATCCAGTTCCTCCACATTTAAACTTCTTTTCTTCCGGTGTTCCTTTTGATCGTATATATAGTTCTGGTAATTTGGTAAACGTAAAGACACAAGACAAATATATTCTTGTATAATGTAAAGTATTTGCCTGAGGATCAAGAATTAATTCAAATGGAATTCCATTATCATGGAAAAATCCTGCCAATTTTAGTAATACAAGATTTGGGTGACGCGTTCCATTATCAAGTAGATCCGCATCAATTAGTCCTATTATTTCTTGTTTTTTTGACATATTATTCATTCATTGATTTTATAAAGGCTTTGCCTTTCTCTGTCAATACATAACCGCCTGTTTTACGCGAACCTTGATACTCAATCAAATTAAGATCTTCTGAAATAAGTTGCTTAAGGATTCTATCAATAGTAGGCATTGATATTTTTATTGCATCATGCAAGTCTTTTCTTTTAGCTATTCCTAGTTCTGAAATCTTTAACAGGACACTTTTTATCTTATCATTTATCTTATCATTTATCTTATCATCATCTGAGGAAATAAAATCATCCCCAATCAAGACTCTATCACCAAAACCTTCTCTACAAGGAATCTCAATCAAGAAATAACTTCTCTCTTCATTTGTCTCAATCACAGCAGGAGCAGAGCCATTTCTTCTTAATTCGTCTTGTATGGTTGGGATACCGGTTCCTCTACCTTCGGACAACTGAAGTTCTTTGAGATAATCGCCCAAACGACGATTACGGTAGCGGCGTGACTTCAGACGTTCAGCCTTTTGGATAGCATCAATGCTGATGGAACGGTCCGGACCGGCATAACTAAGAATGAAAATCTTTTCTGGCTCAATCGTAATCTCAACCGGTTCTCGTTCTTGATAATCTCTATGATACAAAGCATTAACGACTGCCTCTTCAATTGCTTGATAAGGATAGTTGAAGAAGATTATAGATTCAGCCTTGTCTTTCTGCTTAATGATACGTTTCTTGATAACATTCGTTTTGATATAGTCCAATGCCTGTTTTATCATATCGGGAACAGGGCCAACAATCTTTGGAACCTCAATCATGTTATTGGGATTCTTAATGCAGCCCTCGGGAAAGATAACAATATCTACTTGTGTTGTCGGGAAAAATTTGGCAGGATTCTTACAGAACATCATAGCGGCCACATTCTTGACTAGTTGACGTTCAACGGGCCCTACCAGCAGGTCCATTTGCGACAACAACTCGAACAGGGACAGCTTTTCGAAATCAGCAACCAAACGACTGTTGACTGTTTGCAAGTAATCCAGAACCAAGGCTCTTGAAATATCTGTTATCTCTATACTCTCATTACCCCTTTCATCAAATGGAGTACGATTCGCCATCTCACGCAATTCATCCAAGACTTCACCTCTCGCCTCAATAGTATTGGTTCCACTACGAACATACCACTTACATGGCGACTGATTACTTGCTGTAACTCGTTCACGTACATTATAAGGACGGTTCACTCCAGCTGGCACCCAAATAAGCAAAACGTATTTCCCATCAATCTCCTGCATGTCGATTCGTGGCAAATAGAATGGCTCAATCTTATGATTGAACCCAACCATATCACGTTGTATCTTATCAAGTTCCTCTATAGGAACACCTGTCACTGGCCGTTTTGCGATACCTGTGTTTTCTTCTTCTTGAACACCTACGATGATGTATCCTCCGCCAATGTTATCAAAATCATTAGCGAAAGCACAGATGGTGCGATAAATTTTATCTGGATTCCATCCTGTTTTAAACTCAATACGGGTGGATTCTATTTTACGCTTATGAAGCAAGTCTTCTATGTTTACCGGAATAGCCATCTTGATATACTTATTTAGATTTATCCTTTTCTACATGAAGCAATTCTCTTACATCAACATCCAAAAGTTCCGCTATGCGAAATAATGTTTCCAAATCTGGTTGTGAAGCATTAGTACACCAACGAGAAACAGATGTCACATTCCTACCAACTTGCTCAGAGAGCCATTTAGCCGTTTTATTCTTTTCAACAAGGACTATTTTAATCCTATTCAATTGCTTCATAATTGAAATAATTTGTAGTTTAATGCAAATATATCAAAATTCAATGTGAAAAGCTAATATTGTTCAATTTATTTTGGTAAAATACCTTTCAATGATAATTCTATTCAAAAATTAACCACCATACCATTAGCCTTGTCAAGTTCATTCCAGCGAGTACAGAACAAATGTGAGTGGCGAACAGGAGGATAGTCTGCGAGCAGAGCACCAGTATTAATCAGTTCACACTTCTCGTTGATAATGCCGAATGATTCATAGTCGCTATTCTCAAACAAACGTTTAGTGCGCTTAAAGTATGTGGCACGAAGCACGGTAAATACCATATCCACGAACTTCCAACAATACACAAGGCTCATACGACATGTTACTACCCTTCAGCACCAGTTCTTTGTGCTTCAAGATACTAGCTACTACACTCTAGTTACCAACACGAACAAATGCCTACATCGGTCCATCATCTATGTTATAATAAGATATCTGAGCACCAGGCATCACTGTGAGTACAACGAACTCCTTGTCTTCAGCCTTTGCGAACGAGAGGTTGAATCAGGTATTGGATCAATGTGAGACTTGATAGCTTCGCTGATCTTCTCCGCATCATCTTTTACGTCATCAAGACCGACCGATAGTTTTATCATTAGCAATACCCCAAATGAGTCTGCCACCAATACCATTGGCAAAGGTGCTCACACTCTTGCACCAACTTTTCGGTTTCTTCACCTCCAGAGCCACCTTCTTATCATATTTTGTTACCCCGCCTATCAGTTGGTGAATGTCTAGTACTTCCATTTTATATATAACGTATTGACCTACTATTTATTTAAATGTTTAGAGTTCTATCGAACATAACGATTCCCCTTTATATTTTATAATATGTAGCATCTGACTCACAGAAACAACAGATGATTACTTTACCATCAAAGTCACTCTCATGGATTGCCTTCAACGCAATCTAAGCAGCCTCTGCCTTTGGATAGCCATACACACCAGTACTAATACAAGGGAAAGCGATACTCTTAATGCTCTTTTCCTTAGCAATGTCAAGTGCAGTCTTATAGCATGAAACCAGCAACTGAGACTCGTCACCATTACCATAAAAACAGGTCCGACGGTATGGATTACATACTTGCAAGGCAAGTTATATGCCCCTGTTATCTTACTCTGACCAGTCTCGCAACCGCAAGAGTCATGCACTCCTTCAAGAGTTCGCGACCTGCAGCACGATGAATAGCACCATCCACTCCTCCACCATCTAACAACGAGCGGTTAGCTGCATTAACGATTGCATCAACTGCCAGCTTGGTTATGCCACCAACGACGAGTTCTATCTGTTTCATATACTTACCTCTTATTCCATATCGGTTAGAACCATATCGCAAAATTCGTTTGCATTATTTGCATTATAAATTTTAGCGCCAATATTCTTTAATGGTTCATAGCTATGTAGAGATTTTGAACCACCAAGTAAAAATATATATAACTTATTATCATCATTCAAATAATTAGGGGGCACAGAATAAAAAGTACCACAAAGCATTAACGAGCGGCTGCGCTGAAACGCCCTATCCATCGGCTTTTTAGAAGATTCGGGCGAATCCGCCCATTAAAAACAAAAAGTGACATTATGTTGCATTTGGGTGACATTTCACCCCTTATAAGAGCCCAATAAAGCCTCTATTGGGACATTACCACTCATTTACCCTTAAAATGCTCTAGAATAGCCTGTAAAGCGGTTTTAAATAACAAAAAACGTCCAAGGGAGGCCTTGTTTTAAGGCGTTCTTTAGTGAACTATAATTGTTAATGAAACTGTTAAAAATCGGTATGGACATTCAAATGGGCATTCAATGGGCATTCACCGTAAAAAACAAAATGTTCTAGATGGGCATTCAATGGGCATTCAAATTACCCTTTTTTTTTTATTGAGTTTTGATATATAATACATGAAAATATATTGAGATTACAGGAAAATAGTTTGAGTTTACCCCTTTAATACATATTGAATTATAGCGTATTTTATTTAATATACTGATTATTAGTAATTTATATGCAAAATACTTATATTTGCATAGATTCAAGCTGCAAATTATGTGTTGGTGTGTGTGAAATAGACGCGTCGGAGTGCTCCTGGTTTCATTACCGGGGGCACTTTTAAAACAGTGAATCTAGCCAATTCGTTATATAAGTATCAGGATATGGGCTTTAGTCTATTTTTTTAAGGTGATAAGATTGTTGTTCGCGTGAGGCTGCCCGATTTTCTGTATAGATTTGAGGCAGCCTCCATTTTTTAAGTGGATATAAAAACTAATAAGCTTCCCTAATAATGGAACTGAAATTTTGAACAAAAAAAAATCAATCAATTATGGCAAAAGCTAAAGAAAATCTCAATTATCTAGAGGAATTAGTTGCACAATTAGGACATAATGGTGCCGCAGAAAGATTATCTACATGGGTTTCAGACATCTGTAAAGCTGCTCCAGCCTCTAAGGATGTAGATGAAGTTGTTAACTTCCTTATTCTTCTCAAGAGAGATGTGTTAGATGGGAAAATGGACGTTTAAAAATAATGGGATGGTATAACTTGCCATCCCATTATTTTTTGCAAAATCGTTTATTGGAATATATAGATATCTGTTCTTGAATTAAAGCATCCAACTGAGGAATATTTAACTCTAATTTTTTTATATCAGTTATTTCATCTAATAAATATCGTATTCTGTTATTAAAAGCATTTTCTTTTACATAAGAGTCTAGGACATTGTTCCAATATATTGTTCCTTCTCTGAATTTTTCTATTATGATATTGCAGAAATTAACATAATTATTATTAGGGTCTAACATAATTTTTTTGAATTTAGATGGGATTCTTACAGATATATCTTTTCTGGCCTCTTTTATATAATAATTATGCTTCTTTACATAATTATCCCCTAATGACTGCTGGAGTTTTCGAATACTATTATAATTGTTTACGAATTCTAAGCCATACCTTTTTAAAAAGAAATATCCATTATCGTTATCATTGTTTATATCGGAGAACTGTATAAGTAATTGTCTAAAAATGTCTTTATTTGTATCTCTAGCAAAACAATAGGAAGTTGCAATATTTTGTTTTTTTAGTTTATATGGCTCCTTATGTTTTAGAACATCATCCACGATCAAATTTGCTTCATCTATTGTTTCTATATCTTCTGCCTTTTCATACATGTGTTGAGACAAGCAGTTGTGTAATATTTCTTCTGTGTCTATACTTATGATGTATGGAGGATTGCTATATCTGTCATTACATATTTCTCGAATAGTCAGTTCACAACCTATAGATTGAACCTCATTAATTATATCTTGAATTAGTATAGCATCTTTATTCTTATCTAGTTCCGTAATACAGTCATTAGCAAAATCAAGTATTTTCTCTTTACGTTTAGTAATAGCGTGCTCTCTTTGTAGATTGTTTATTTCCAATTTTGTTTCTGTTGAATAATCTAAAAAACATCGAACAAGACGTTCTTTGTAAAAATTAATATTATTATTGAATATAGCCTGATATACCATTTCTTTTTGCTTAGTAGTTAACTTTATATTTTCTATTAATTCAAAATCCTTTATACATATATTGAATTCCTCTTCATAATTAACATTGTTTTCATAAGAATGTATATCTTCTAAAACATCTTTCAACAATGAATACCTAAGTTTTATATCGCTTTTGTTAGTTGTAGTGGATATAATATAAGCAGACTCTATTATTTGTTTTATTTTATTATATACAGTTTCATTTACTGTTTTTTTTTCAGAATCGAAAGTTACTACATCTATCATTTCTTTTCTTTGAATATTTTTCGGGGATTTATTTTTGTTGTGAAAAATAAAATAGTAAATTATTGAAAATAAAATAAATGTACACCCAATTAACAACTTTGCCATATGATAATATTTTGTGATCATTTATAGATATAGAAAATAGTCGCTTGTCATTTATTTACTTTGTTTAAGTAATAGCTCCAATAACATTTTATTTTGTTCTCTGAGTTCCGATAGTTCTTTTAATAAGAATTTGTTAAATTCTTCCGTTTGAACATCTTTGCTGGCTTGAATAGAAGAGCTACGACTTTTAGATATTATATTATTGCCTTGAATCATATCTCCTTGAGATTGTTTTCTTATCATTTGGGGATCGTCACGAAAAAGCCACTCTAAATTTAAGTCGGTATATATTCTACTTATTTCCATAACAATGTTAGCGGATATACTTTTGGTTTTTCGCCAATAACTTTTCGATACTCCTATTGATATCTCCAACTGATTAGTATTAATACCTTTAAAATCAAGATATTGCTGAATTTTTTCCTTTATATCCATACAGATTAAAAGTTTAATAATTGTTATTAATATGAATATATACAGACTTTTTCTTTGAAAATCGGTATATATTCTCCATATTTGCAGTGGGTTTAATATAAACCGCGCCAAATATAGCAATTTTAATCCAATAATATTGAATATGGGACAAGTAATTAAGTTAGGCGCACAAGGCAAGAAGGAACTTGCTATCGCCTTTAAAGTAACAATGGCCTATGTCGGACAGGTGTTGTCCGGTCAGAAAAAGGGTGGTAAAGCTCCGGCAATCTGGGAAGCCGCCAAGAAACGGAACGACAGCAAGCTGTACAATGTTGACGAAATCGTCAAGCATGAAACAGTCAAAATCCTCGACAACAAGGGTAATGTGAAAGCGGAACGTATTAATTAATAATGTATTATTATGAAAACATCGAACAACAACCAGCAGACAACAGGTCTGCAATTCTTCTCCGATAAGAATAGCAATGCCAATATCAGAATGCTGATAATTGACGAAAGCCCGTGGTTTGTAGGCAGGGATATTGCACTTTCGTTAGGGTATTCCAATCCTGTATCAGCAATTACGCAACACGTTGATAATGAGGATAGCGCGAAATACGCTATCCCTGATAATCAGGGATTTATGCAAACCACGACAGTTATCAATGAAAGCGGCATGTACGCCCTTATTTTCGGATCCAAGCTGCCGACGGCTAAAGCGTTCAAAAGATGGGTAACTAACGAGGTTCTCCCCTCCATCCGTCGTACCGGCGGCTACACCGTTCGTCCGGCACAGCGTCCGACGCTTCCTGCGCCCAAGTACCGTCCGGATTTCATCGACTGGAAACAGGCTGTGTGCCGTTATCTCAATCGGAATGACCTGAAAACGGTCGCCGCCAACATGAAAGTCACCTACTCCCATGTATGCAAGGTGTATTCCGGCAACACAATGAGCCGCCGTATAGCCGACAGGCTGACGAAGCTGGCTATCTCCCACAAGAACAAAGGCATCATATATCCCGAACCTGTTCCAGTGTACAGACAACTGCTGATAGAATGGGAGGAACAGGGATGATTACTTATACGATGGGTATCAACCTTGAATACCTGAGGATCGTGATAACGATCTGGCGTGAATACGGGATGATCTGCCCCATCATCATTCCCAAGGACCAGGACGCCGAAGGGGCGGTGATGGTGAAGATAGGACCGACAACCGACATGAAGGTCGCGGAGATGGTCGACAAGATATGGGACATAGCCGGAGCGAAGCGTCTGGTCAAGGAAATCGAAAAATAAACCAGTTCAAAATCAACACACTTATTAATCTATAAACGATGAAAAAGAAAAAAGCTATAAGAACACTGATTGAGATTGATGAAGTGTTCCAGAATGTAGAGCCCGGACATTTTTTCGTAGTAAGAATCTTCGGCATTCCGATAGCACGGTTCAACCAGATGGCACGGAATGTCGAAGAAGATGAGGAAGACGGAGATTAATGTTTATCTAGCAGTATAGGAGCGAATTTATGGGTTTGAAGAATCCCCCCTTTGGACAGCCATATACATTCGACTTCCTGAATGTCAGGATATTCACCGGTAACACTTTTAACAGTCATTCTGAACCGGTCTTTAGCGTATTTGTCTTCGCTTTTGAGATATACCACATCTCCTACTTCAAATTTAACAGGCTTTACTTTAGGCATGATATATAAATTTTAATTACACAGCTACAAATGTAGCAAAACTGCTCCGGTCTGCGACGGATAGGAGCAGAAATTTAAAAACAATTTTATAAACCCTTAAAAATGATTCGTAATGAAAACATTCAGAATAATCCATATAGCAGCCGCTGTCATCGGCCTTGTGGTAGTGCTCAGACTGGCGGACAATCTCCGCCCCACCTTCAACGAGAACCTCGCCGCCTCGGTCCTTGCAGTCGTATGCTGCCTTTCCCTTATCGGACAGAGGTATTACAGGGAGGAAAAATAGGACACGCGGTCAGGGAGTCGGAAGGCGGCCCGCGTTTCCGGTCCGACGCCGGAAACCGCACAAGGTTAAACAATAAAACGGTTGATATGGCTGTAATCTATAATGACAAGGTATGTATCTACGCCAACGAGCTGATCATGTATGATCCGAAACGCAAGGTGGGCTCCGAGAAAGGCTTCCTTCCGTTAGGAACATATAACACGAAGGTGAACAGAAAGCAGATTGTTGTAGCCGAGCGTGCCAGTCTCAGACGCCCCGCCCTGGTGGAGTTCGACTCGCTGGAGACATACATACAGCAATTATACATCAAATATTACGGTGACCCCCATGAGGATGTCGAACGTGCCGCCACCAGCCCGCTTGAGAGGGCTGTAGGGTACAACGAGGCCGCCTACTCCTTCTTCACCACCTACAGGGACGGTGCGGGAAAGCCGCTCAGACCGGAGAAGGTCACGCTCTATACGCTCCAGGCACGTGTCCTGGATGCAGTCATCCGGCTGCGCGACAGCAATGCGGAATGCGGTTTCGGACGTGGCGGATCCCGTTTCAACGTATGGGACAGGCTGAGTGAGATGGTGAACGATCTGCTGAAAGTGCGGGACAGCAAAGGCAACACCCGCTATCCCCACAAACTTCCTTCGACGGGAAAGACGCTCAAACGTAAAGTGGACCAGTATGAGGCGGAAGGCTTCATCGCTTTGGTGCACAAGAACAAGGGCAACACGTCCGCCGCCCTGATACGGGACGAGGAGGACGAGGCGATCATGCACAAGCTGCTTTCCCAGCACATGAACTTGAATAACGCACAGATCATGGAACAGTACAACAAGATAGCCTCCATATTGGGGAAACCGGAAATCAAGAGCCCTGTCACGGTGGACAGATACCGGAAGATGATGGAGTCCACCACCCTGGGGCACCAGCGCGGTACCGCCGCGCTGAGGAACTCCCTCGAGATGCAGCACAAGCGCGAGGCTCCGAAGACCGCCATGACCTATTGGACACTGGACGGATGGGACGTGGAACTGGTCTACCAGAAGAGGCAGCCGGTGGACAAAAAGGTGAACGGTGAGACAAGGACTTACAAGACGACCACCATCCACAACCGCAAGACCATCGTGGTGGTACTGGACGCCTGCGGCAAGTATCCGATAGGATATGCCATCGGCGACCATGAGAGCCCGGCATTGATACGCGAGGCGTTGCGCAACGCCATCAGGCACGCCCGGGAACTGTTCGGTGCACGGTACAAGCCGCTGCAGTTGCAGAGTGACAACTACCAGAAGGGGGTGATGGTTCCGTTCTATGAGGCGATGACGGTGCACTACATCCCCGCCGCGCTCCACAACGCCAAGGCCAAGATCATCGAGCCGTACTTCAATTATCTGAACAAGACGTACTACCAGCTGGAGAAGAACTGGAGCGGTGTGAACATCAACAGCAGGCGCGGATCCCAGCCCAATATAGAGATCCTGAACAAGAACCGCCACCTGATCCCCGACGAGGAGGGCGTGCTGGCGCAGATACACGGCATCATGCAAAGGGAGCGGGCCAAGAAGCTGGAGGCGTACATGGCCGCATGGGAACGCACCCCCATGGAACGCCGGATGCCGTTCTGCGACGAGGAATACCTGTTTCTCATGGGCGACACGACGGGACGCACCAACCGGCTCACCGGCAAGGGGCTGCTGATCGAGCTCTTCGGGGAGAGGATCAATTACGAGAGTTTCAACATGGAGTTGCGCAATCATTTCCACGAGGACTGGTCCGTGCACTACGATCCCGACGATTTGTCGCAGGTGCTTATCGTCAATGCCGAATCCACCAAAGGGCACCGGCTGGCAAAGGAGACCGGGGACCTGAAATTCCTCCTGCAACGTGACATGAAGACACCGATGGCCCTGATCGACCAGAAACCCGAACATTTCGAGCACCGCAGGAAGGTGGACGAGTTCAACCGGCAGTTCGAGCGGCGGTATGTGGCCAGACAGGAGCAGGTGGACGAGGTGATAACCGCCATGCAGGAGCGGAACCCGCTTCTGAAGAGCAACAGCCTGCTGGACCGCGCCCTGCTCACCGACAGCCGGGGACGGCACAAGGACCGCAAGTACGAGGCGCGCGGCCAGACGGTGGAGGACGTGGATTTTGAAGAGATTGCGCCCGGACCTCTCAGGGTTCCGCCCCCTCTTGCGGATGACGATTACGAATGGGACGACGCCGACATGAATTTTTCAAGATGATTTAATAACACTTAAAAAACAGCATAATTATGGATAAGGAAGCATTGAAACAGTACATAGAGAATTTGATAGAACGTGGTTCAAAACCTTCAGAACTGGCCCGTCGCTGCGGCGTGTCCGATGCGGCGATGTCCCAGTTCCGTTCCGGCAAGTACGGTGCGAATGACGACAACCTGGCGGTCAGGATCGCCACAGGCCTTTATTTCTATGAGAATTCCCGCAATGTGGTTGATACCGTAACCTCTTACCGGCAGGTGAAGCGGGCGTTCGAGGTTGCCAGGGGAAAGAGCAAATGGGTATGTGTCAGCAGCCGCAGCGGAAGCGGAAAGACCCAGTCTCTGATCGACCTGTACAATCTGTGCGGTGACAAGGGGGTTGTATATATCAAGTGCCGCAAATGGAGCAGCCGCAAGTTCCTTACCAAACTGGCGCAGGCCATGGGAGAGAATGTGACGCGCTATATGGATAATGACAGCCTGCTGGACCTGTGCATCGCGCACATGAATTCCCTGTCCTCCTATAAGCCTGTCCTGCTGATCGATGATGCCGGCAAGCTCACGCATTCGGCCATGTGCACGCTTATTCCCCTGTATGATGACACGCTGGGGCGCATGGGGTGTCTGGTGGCCGGCACGGAAACGCTGGAGCGCAATATCAGGCGGTATGTGGGACGTATCGAAGGGTATGACGAGATAGACGGGCGTTTCGGCCGCAATTACATCACCCTTCTGGGCGCTACCAAAAAGGATGTCATCGCCATCTGTATGGCCAACGGCGTGCAGGACAGGGAGACGGCGGAAGAGATATGGGGAAAACTTCCCAAGGTCAAGAAGCAGCCGCGTGAGGACGATCCCCGCCAGGTATTGTTCGCCGATGACCTGCGCGAGCTTTCGGGAATGATAGACAATGTGGTAATCAGACAGGAAATCAGCAACGGAGGAGCCGGCTTATGATCAGGTCATTGTCGTTTGACAACATATTGAACAAAAAATACGAATACATCCCCTTTTCCAAGGATTTCATGGATGCCTTTGGAAAGAGGCAGAAATCCGGGGCGTGGATCGTATACGGCAAGTCCGGACAGGGAAAGACCTCCTTCACCTTCCAGTTGGCCAGGGAATTTGACCGTATCGGCTACAAGGTGCTGTTCATTTCCCTTGAGATGGGTGTCGAGTCCGATTTCAGGGACTCCCTGCTCGGATTCATGAATTCGTCAAGGAGCGGGATGCTGTTCTGGGACGAGGTCCCCACTTTCGATGAGTTTGACGAATTCCTCGGGAAACAGAGATCCCCGGACGTGGTCATCATCGACTCCCTGCAGAGTCTTGAAGGCGAGATGGACGTCACCGCCAAGCAACTGGTCGAACTCAGGAAGAAATACAGGAAGAAGATATTCGTATACATCTCCCATGTGGAGGGGAAGGAGGTGCAAGGCACGGTGGCCTACAGAGTCAAGAGGGACTGCTTCTCCCGCATAGAGGTGAACGGGTTCTGCGCCCGGTACATGAGCCGTGGTGTTCCCGGTCCGAAAGGATTCTATGTGGTCTGGAAGGAGGGCTATGAGAGATGCTGGCTCAGGAACAGTGACGAACCATTTAACAGCAATAGCAATGAACAAGACAATTGAATTACCCGCGACAAATGCCCAGAAGCGGTGCATACACCGCCTCAGACGGCAGTTCGGGCTGGACGAGGATGAATACAGGCATCTTGTCCGGCAGTTCAGCGGCGGACGGACAACGACGTCCGCGGAGTTGTGCAAAAGCGAGGCCGCAAGGCTGATCGGGACGCTGCTCGATCCCGACGGAAGAAAGGATCCGGAAAGACGGGAGAAACTGGCACTGGTCAAGGCCATTTACGCCGTGTCAATGGACATCGGTTTTCTCAACAGGAACTACCGCAGCGACAATCCCGTGGAGGTTGAGATGAACAAGGCAAAGATCACCTCCTTCCTGAAGAGCCACGGAGGATGCAGGAAGCCGGTGTCAAGCCAGAACCTGGAGGAACTGAAGGCCACACTGAAACAGCTGAAGGCCATAAGACGGAAGGAGGAGGTATGAGAAGAATCTTTAACCTGTTACACAGGGTAGTGATCTTGTTAGGTGTCCTGGCTGTGATCATCGAAGACGAACCTGTAAAAAGGGCGTTTGCTCTGATGGGGCTGTTGGCAATGCTGGTATTGGAATATGAAGAAGATGACAACAATGAAAACAATAACAATAATGGAAAAGACGAAATTCGAAAAGGAATGTGCTGACATGTGTGCCGATTGCCACGCCAAAGGACTGGACATCTGTCGGGAGGATGCGGACACCGTGCAGCCGATGTTCGCCCGGTGCGGGCTGTGCGGGAAGGTGTTCTGTGAATACAACAACCACATGACCGTGAACCATCTCTGCTGGGAATGCCAGACAGTCATAGAACAGAACGTTGACTGCAACGAGGAGATAATCGACCCTGATTTATTCAGGAATTTATTCACTAATAAATAAGAACAGATATGGATATCAAGAATTTATCTGAAAAGGAACGTGAGGCCCTGCTAAGCAAGCTGCAGGCCGAAAAGAAAAGAAAGGACGGGGACCGAAAGAAGAACTACCAGAAGCTGCGTGCCAAATTCCTCGCCTCTGTGGAGAGGAAGCTCCGCAAGTATATCAAGGACGGCCAGGAGTTCAAGGAATGGCTCCGTAAGGAGGCCACCGCCTACTATGACCAGCTGAAGGAGTACGGCGGCCTGAAACGTGACGAGCAGCTCGGGTTCGAGGTGAAGAATGACACTTTCAAGGTCTCCGTCAAAGGGAACCGGGTCAAGGGCTTCGACGAGAGGGCCGACGTGGCAGAGAAGCGCCTAGTGGACTACCTGAACGCATGGATCGGCAAGAAGGGCGATGACGGGCGCAACCCCATGTACAAGCTGGCCATGTCGCTGCTCCAGCGCAACGAGGCCGGGGATCTTGACTACAAGTCCATCTCCCGCCTGTACGAGCTCGAGGATGACTTCAACGACCCCGAATATTCGGAAATCATGCAGCTCTTCCGTGAGAGCAACGTGGTGGAAGGCACGGTGATCCGCTTCTACTTCGAGGAAAAGGACGGAAACAATCAATGGAAAAGAATAGAACCCTCATTTAACAAGATGTAAATTATGATGCACAATTGGTTTGAATGTTCCATCCGCTACGAGAAGGTGGCGGAGAACGGTATGATCAGGAAAGTAACGGAAGCCTATCTGGTCGACGCGCTGAGCTTCACGGAAGCGGAAGCCCGTATTATTGAAGAAATGAACCCGTATATCAACGGTGAATTTACAGTTTCGGGCGTCAAACGCGCCGGTTACAGCGAACTGTTCCCCTCTGAGGAAGATGCGGCCGACCGCTGGTTCAAGTGCAAGCTGTTCTTTATCAAGCTGGACGAAAAGAGCGGAGCGGAGAAAAAGACCCACACTACCGTACTGGTACAGGCTTCCGACCTTCGCGATGCCGTAAAGAAGCTGGACGAGGGGATGAAGGGCACGCTGGCGGACTATGTCATCGGCTCGGTGGCCGAGACCGCCATTATGGATGTCTATCCCTACACTGCTGATGTGAAACCTGAATTCTCCGGCGATGATAAGAAGGAAGTTTGACCATCCCCATGTAGTCCTGTGCCGCACATGCTGCGGCCGGGGCTTTCTTGAGAACCTGGACGAGCTGACGGACACCGTAAGTACCATGACCTGTCCCGCCTGCAAAGGGAGCGGACGTGTGGTCGTATCCTCCGTTACCCTTACCACCGTGGAGCCCTATGATCCCGAATCCCCAAATCTCGCGCTGTATGGAAAAGGACGGAATGAATGAGTATCTGCTGAAAAATTTGGAGAGGGCCAAATCCGCAATGGAGGAGATATTGGATGAACCAAGACTCCGGTGCCGGGAGGGCTGGCATAAGCGTGACAGGGCGTTCCGTCCGCAGAGTTTCAGGAAAAGAACCACCTGGCACCGCATAAGGAGCCGGTGCTTTTAAAACAGATTTAAGAACCTTTTAAAAACAATCTTATGAACCTGAGAAAAGACAACAAGAAAAAGAAACCGATGCAGCTTATGCTGGACGAGATCTCCGGAATGACGGGCGTCTCGCAGGAGATGATCCTGTCCCGGATGATATCCAGGAACATATCCGATTCAAGGATGCTGTTCTGCTATATGGCGTATGAGGAAGGGTATCTGTTCCGTGAGATAGCCTCCTTCCTGAAGATATCCAGATGCAGGGCGACAACCGCGTATTATGATGTGAGACTGAGAAAGGAAAAGTTCCGCCCGATCATTGCAAGGCTGGCCGGATGCGGAACACCGGACTTTCCGCCAATGGAGAAGGAACATCAACCGGGAAAAAAACAAATGGACATCCTATGAGAACAACAGATAAAAACAAGCGGTATCCCATTCCGGAATTCCACTATGAGATAAGCAGGAATGGTGAATTATGGAACACCAACACCGGAAGACTGATAAGACCCGGTTCGGACGGACGTTACTTACTAAGAAAACAGAAGCGTATGTATCGGTTTACTTATGGCAGGCTTCTGTATGCGGCTGAACATGGGATATGTCCTGATTCCATAAAAGGGATAGTCATTATGACGGAAGATAACAAACCGGTTCTGACGACACGCGGGGATTATTGCAAGAAAGTCATAATACCTTTCAGACACGGTTCTTCCCAAAGAGATCTGGTCCAACGCTATCGCGAGGCTGTCCGTATAGCCGAAGTCATGATAGGTTTTTATGAAGAAGGTAATATGGAGGATATGGTGTCCGTTTTTACCATTTACGAATCAAAGGTCAAAGGCTATATGTATTCAGGAGGATTCACCAGCAGCCAGGATGTTATAAAGGAAGCGTGGCAAAGTATCATCACCCGTGTAATATCAGGTGTGTGTAAAAAGAAACTGTTCACAATTGATCCTTACAATTATCTCCGCCGGTGTGTACGCAGCTATTTCAATGAAAGGAAAAGGGAGCGTATGGCATTGGTCGGGACACCGGAAAGGAGAAAAGGGCAAATGACCTATGATGAGATTATGGAAGCATTATAATTCAAAACCTGAATAGAAATGAATAAGATTATAGTCATAAAGAAAGAGAAACCTATCTATCAGTTAGATGGGCTTCCAGGAGTAAAAAGACGTAAGGTTGATGCGTATCTTATCAATGATACAAGTGATATTGAACCAACTCTTGAACTGGGATATGCGTGTACTGCTGCTGGAGATAATGGAGCCATAAATGTTTGGAAGGATGATGCAGGAATAATTCGCGGTGAATTAATGCGGTATTGTGTAACTGTTGAAAAGAAAACGTTCACTAGCTATGTAGAAGTGGAAAAATGTGTTAGCGATTGGCTTGAAAGAATTAACTAATAACTGAATAGAAATGAGTGAATTATATATACCGCCTGAGCGATTTGAGAGAGACTTTATTACCGGACGATTTTTAAAAGGTTGTATTTCTCGCAACAAGGGTCGTAAAATGGTTTATCATTCAAAACGTTCCAAGGCCAGATGTATAAAAAATCTGTCTAAAGGACGTGGGGCTTGGCATAAGACTGGTGCAGGCATGAATAAAAAGAGCGTTGTTTTGATAAAGGATGAGAAATTATGTGGAGTATTCCCTTCGATACAAATGGCTGGTAAGATGATTGGCGTGGCTCCTTCTTTGATCAGTGCTATATGTCGGAAAGTGAGAGGCAAACATACGGCTAATGGATACAGATGTTTTTTCGAAGATAGCAATGATTGGTGTAATTTAATTAAACAAGATTATGAATAATGACAGGCAGAAGATATTAACTGATTATATTTCTTACTTGTATACAACAAGAAGAACTTATAATACCATCGGTCAATATATCAAATATGTAACGGATTTTCTTGAGCGTGCTGAAGATGTCAATCGTCGTGGCTATCTGGTTTATAAGCGTGAAAATGCCAATATGGGGGCACGTTATCCATTGATGAGTGAAGCCATTTGTGATTTATTACACCACCTTAAAATTGGATATAACCGCCGAGAGCAGAAGATAAAGACGTTAGAAAGACTTGATGCCATTTCGGATAAGAATAGAAAACTGTTGAATGATTTTATAGTGTGGTTAACTGACAACAATGATTATTCGCCGCATACAGTGGATATTTATCATACATCCTTGAAACAATACTTTGAATATGCCAATGTCATAAATATGGAAAACTGCAAGCGGTTTATACGGACTTTAGAAGAAAAATCATTATCCCCACAGACTATCCGTCTGCGTATCACCGCTTTGGAAAAATTTTCTAAATGGCTAAAAAAGCCGATAGAGCTTAAGCGGCCTAAGATGAAGCGCAAGCTCGATGTGAACAATGTCCCGACAGAAGAGGAATACAACCGCTTGTTGGATTTCCTGAAAACGAAATCCAACAAGGACTATTACTTCTTTGTCAAGGTATTGGGTACAACGGGTGCCCGTCTGTCGGAATTCCAGCAGTTCACATGGGAAGATATAGCTGAAGGTGAGGTTACGCTTCGCGGAAAGGGGAATAAATACCGCCGTTTCTTTTTCCAAAAACAGTTGAGACTGGAAGCAATGGCATATATGAGGGAGAAAGGTAAAACGGGACTTCTCGCTGTTGGGAGATTCGGGCCATTAACCCAACGGGGGTTTTCCCAGCATCTGAAAGTATGGGGCAAACATTGCGGTATCGATTCAAAGAAAATGCACGCGCACGCCTTCCGGCATTTTTTCGCTAAGATGTTCCTTAAAAAAAACAAAGATGTTATTCAACTGGCTGACCTTCTAGGTCACGGGAGTGTAGACACAACTAGAATTTATTTACAGAAAAGTTATGATGAACAAAAAAAAGATTTTAATCGAAACGTTACATGGTAGTGTAGCGCAGCTCAATGAACTGTCATCCATGACCGAAGGGATAGACATCTATGACGAGACCGGACATGTTGATACAAAATTTCTCATGGAAGCGCTATCCTGTGTCAATGCCTTCGTGGATGCAAGTAATACGGTTGTTCAAAAAATATCTTCACTTTTAGCGCCGGACGCTTCAACGGACAAAAAGAAAAAACAGGCTGATGAAGGTAAGAAATGGAGCGTGGAAGAGATACTGAAACATTGTACTCTTGAGAACAATATCCTCAAACTTCCTCAAGTTCAATTCAATAAAAAATCTTATGCCGAAGCAAAAAAGTGGATAGAAGAAGCTGGCGGCTCATGGCAGGGAGGTAAGATACAGGGATTCACATTTCCTTTTAATCCGGAACGTGTGTTCTCCATCTTGAAAGAAGGTAAGCGATGCGATTTGCAAAAAGATTTTCAGTTCTTTGAAACACCTGCTGATATTGCAGACTGGCTGGTAATGCTTGCCGGTGGAATTCATGAAACAGATACCGTACTTGAACCAAGTGCCGGACGTGGTGCTCTGATAAAAGCGATTCATCGGTCGTGCCCGTCAGTAACAGTTGAATGTTATGAACTGATGCCGGAAAACAGAGAGTTTTTGCATACCCTTAGCAACGTAATATTGCTTGATGAAGATTTTACGAAAGACAGTGTAGGGCATTACACTAAGATTATTGCTAATCCTCCATTCTCCGGCAATCAAGACATAGACCATGTAAGACTTATGTATGAACGCTTGGAAGAAGGTGGAATTCTTGCAGCTATAACTAGTCAGCATTGGAAATTCGCGTCTGAAAAGAAATGTGTTGAGTTCCGGGAATGGTTGGAAAAAGTACATGGAGAAGTGTTTGAAATCAGCGCAGGCGAGTTTAAAGAGAGTGGCACTTCTATTAGTACAATGGCGGTAGTTATAAAAAAATAATTCAAAACGATGAAAAAAAGAATAAGAAATAAAATGATGAATAATCCCGGAAGGTATAAGCTACATCAGTATTTGAAATATGCTCACCAATGGGCGGATACAGTCAGCTATAAATGCCGGTTATATTTGATATTGGATAATGGGAAAATAGTAAGAGCCAGAACTGATGTATAAAATATACGATTTTGTGAGTGACAACATATTTCATATCAACGATAAAATAATTGACGTATAACTAACTAATAATGAACAGATATGAAAACAACAATTTATTACCTATTCCCGGTAGCAATGTATATACTGCCGGGATAGGTGGAAAGGAGATATATGGATAAGAGTAAATTCAACAGAGCAATAGAACTCAACGAGAAAATAGAAAAATACAAAAGTCATAAGGCAGAACTTGAAAGGTCAAATATCCGGTATGGCGGTGGATTGATATTCACATATAGCCAAATGCACAATGATGTACGATTAAAGGAAGAAATTTTTGGTAATGATTTCTTTCGGAACTATATGAATGCTTTGGATAATAAGATAGAAACATTACAAAAAGAGTTTGACGAACTATGACAAAAGAAGAAACCAAACAGACAGTAGAAGAAGCGGCGATAGAAGCAAGAATGGCAAGTGCCGAAACATTAACTACTTATGGTACGCACACATCACTTGATGATTTTGAATATTTATCTCATGATGAAATTGCAGAAGCCGCATTTGTGAAAGGCGCCGAATGGCAATCAAAGCAGCCCCCTTGGATAAGTGTTAAGGAACGGTTGCCGGAGGAAGGAAAGCCTGTATTAATAAGACTTAAAGATAGTGTTATTAGGCTTGCATGTTATGATATAGAAGAAGATAGCAATATATACTTCTGGAATGACAATTACGCCTATGAAACATTCCGACCTTGGGATGTTACTCATTGGAGAGAAATCCCGTCTTTCGATGAAATATTAGAAACAAATAAAGATGTGTTACAACGATTAAAAGAGAAATAATATGCAGTATATTTTAACAGAACAAGAATATAAAGCTCTAACACCTATTAATAAGGTGAATGAACTCGAAGAGAATGTACGACTTTTAAATGATAAAGTTATGGAGCTTACCGAGCATCCATGTGGAAGTAATGCAGACTACAGAAGTATTACTTTTTACTGTGATGACTGCCCGATAGGGAGTTTTGGGACAAATACGTGTACAAAAGAACAACAATATTCTAAATAATCTTCAAAACAAATCAGAAAGGAACCAAAATGGATGCATATCAAAAATTTAGAAATGAGATTACAGACATACTTAATGACATAGATACATTTATGTGGGTTATTGATTCTCGAAACAGCCCTAATAAGACACTTAAATCAGAGATAGAAATATATGAAGATACTTCTGATCGGCTGAAACAGGCGTTTGACGATTTGAAAGAAAGCGAAGGATATAAGCTGATAAAAGACATCACCTATGAAGGTCGTCTTAGAGATGTATAGTTATAATAAAACTAGATTGATATGAACAAGTCAAAAGAATATATTAAAAGTGAGAGTTTTGTGGTAGTCAATCCCAACTTCCCGGTTATCACAAAAGAAAGTGCTCTTAAAGCCGTTACAATGGCAGAGGAAGAAATGAAACGGAAAGCCATCGAAGTTCTTTCCTCTGTTTTGGATAACTGGGTGCATGGTGGTGGCGCAGACTGTATCATTGCGGAGTTTGAGGAAAGATTAACTATAGGATAAAAACAGAACGGGCGCCCTGCGGTATACAATAATATGCGGGGCGCCCGTTGTCAATGAGAAGTTATCGTGTTTCTTTCCGCAGTCTTTCCCTGACCTGCCGCTCCGTGAATCCGAATGCCGCGGCGAACTGTTTGAATTTCTCCTTCTGCCCGGAGGGGAGAAGGGAGTACAGGCTTGAGAACGGCGTGCCGCCTTCCAGCGCTTTCCTGATTTCTTTCTTTTTCATATAAGTTCCTTTATCTGTTTCTTACAACATTCACAATCACACAGCAGCAACCTGGCCTTGTCGAACATCTTCTGTCCTATATTGCCGGACAGGTAGCATATCTCCTCGCCCCACGGGTCGATCCCCAGTGCCTTTGCCATGTGCGCTTCCAGGTGCTTCCTCTCATGGTCATAGGAGTTCTGGAACTCGGCGGGTGACGATGTGATCCCTATCACCATGACCGTCTGCCTTGTGCCGTAGTTGGAATAGGTGAGTCCGGTGTCCGGTTTGCCGGAGGACAGGTTCCTGTACGCCGTTTCCAGATCATCCCCGCGGCAGCCTATGTCATAGAGCCTGCCAATGATCTCGTCGGTGTAGTAACAGTCCACGGCATAGTAGACCGCCACCTTCCAGCCGTATTCCTCTATGTCAAACCGCTGGCGGATCATAACATCTCGTCCCATTCCACCGGTTCCCCGGCCCTTGTCATTTTTGCATACCACATGCACATGACCATGCCTTCCGGAGCGTCATAGTCATCTATGATATCCTTGACGTAAAGCGCCAGATGGGGCTCGTCGGCGATGGAGGACTTGAGACAGTCCGCCTTTGCCTGGTTGGCCACGTATACATAGTCATATAATGTGTTGTTCTCCACCCTGACCCCGTTCTTGGCCAGAAGTTCGTCCACCTTGTCCTTGGTCATGGGTTCGATCTTCTCGCTTTTTCCGGTTGCCGGGTTCATCCTGCGCATGAGCGACACGGCGAAGTCGCACAGCTTTTTGTTGAAGTGCCAGCCGTTATGCCGGAGGTACGCCGTCAGCTCCTTTGGCCGGTCATCGTATATGTCCAGAGGTTCCTTTGTCCTGTTCATAGTCTTCTTGTTAGCCGGGACGGGGGAATCCTCCGTCCCGGCGGGTTAAACTAACGGTATCTTGAATAGCGTCCTGTTCCGGGCACTCCGCGGCGCTGGCCCATCGAGCCGCCGCCATAACGGTTCCCGTATCCTCCGCCGTATCCGCCACGGTTTCCATAACCGCCACGTTGTCCCATGTCGTCATACTCGTCATAGTCATCGTAGCCGTCGTCGCGCTGTCCCATGCCGCTCCCTTCCGAGAGTTCCTCAATGCACTGCATGAGCTTGCCGCCATACTTGAGCATTTTTTCGGCATAATCGGACATTCTCTCGACCTTGCTGTCTTCTATCTCGATCATCATCATACTTGTTGTTTTTTAGAATTGTTCGTACTGGGCCTTTCCGCCGGTTTAAGCAGTTCGGCCATCATGGCCTTCAGCTCGGATATCTCCTCCCTGAGAGCCTTGTTTTCCGCCTCCTGTCTCTGCCTTTCGGCAAACTCGGGATTCAGTATCTCCATCATCTTGCCGCAGGCGTCCACTATGGCACGGTGGTGGTCTATGCTCCTGAGTATCTCCGCGGACCTGTTCCTCATGGCCGCCACCTCGGAGTTCATCGACTCCCTTGACCCGGATATGACCATGTTCCCGCCTCCGGGGAAATTCGCGTCGGCGATGTCCGCCCCCGCGGGTATCTTCTGGAACGTGACGGTCTGTTCGCCGACCTTGACGGTGATGTCCACCACCATCTTCATCGGCTGGCCGAACATCACCGGCTGTGTCCCGTCCGGGACCGGATTGGATACTCCCGCAATGGCGCCGACCTCCACATAAGGCGTCCCGTCCTTATGGAGTATGTAAAACTGGCTGTTGACTCTTAAATTCTGGAAAGGCATAATTGTTTCTCTTTAAATGGAGGGATTCCTCCCTCCTTGTTCTTAAACTACTCCGGTCATTATCTGCAGGGTGTTTGTCGTCCTGTCGAACCAGAACTCGAACACTCCCGTACCGGGGATGTCGGCTGCCGTCAGCGCTTCCCCGTTGTACTTGGTCACGGCCTGTGTCACCCCGTTTGTCTCGAACAGGACCGGCAGCGTCCCGGTTGTCCCTGTGGGGACGGCCTGCGCCAGGTCAATGTAGATGGTCCCCCTGTACCATGCGTTCACAAAGGCATGGTTGGGAAAGGAGAACACCACATTGTCGGTATTGACCGTTACTCCCGAGGTTGATATGGCCGCAGAACCCCTGCGGTTTACAAATTGGAAAGGATATACTGCCATAATAGCCTCCTTCCTCAATTAACCCCAAAAGCCATTACCGGCGGCGTAAGGATTGAAGCCGTATCCAAGACCATATTGGGCCGCCACACAGGTGGGGATTCCCACAACCGGGCTGTACGGCACCTTGGCCACTTCGGGCTGGTTGCACTCAATCTTCGCCAGACGGGCGCTCAGATCACCCAGCGCAGCATTGACAGGCGCGATGGTCTGTGCGGACACCTGTGCGAAATACGCGTTCTGGTGCTCCTGTGAGAGCTGGTTGACGAGCGTGCTGTTCTTTTCGCGCAACGAGTCGATCTTGTCAAGCAGCGCCTGGTTCTGCATGGCGTCCAGCTTGCTGATGATGGCGTTGGTATTGGCCGTACCGGCGTCACGCAATGCGAGCGTGTTCTGGTTGGCCGTGTTCACCAGTGCGTTTGTCTGGTTGCATACGGACAGCTGGTTCTCGTAGCCCATTTTGGTGATGTTCTCGTTTGTCTGGCAGCAGCACTGGCAGATCTGCGACTGGATGGCGTTGTTGCCCTGCATGATCGCGGTGACGATCTGGTTGGTGTTCATGCCCATCTGGTTGCCGATGTTGCATATCTGCATGCCAAGACCGTTTATGGCGGCCTGTACGGCGTCCGAGGAAGTGTTCAACGCGGTGGCCAGGCTCTGGATGTCGTATCCGTTGCGTTGTACGGCCTGCATGATCACGGCGGTGTTCGCGTCGTTCTGCACGAAGGGGACCACGCCGCCCTGTCCGTTGCCCATCATTCCGCCACGGGCGCCGCCAAAACCGCCGAAGCCTCCCCATCCCATCAGGATGAACAGAAGCAGGATGGCGAACAGGTCGTCACCCCAGCCGTTGCCGTTACGGTTGTTGCCGTTTCCCATCAGCGCCAGGATGTTCGGATCCACACCGCGCTGTTGCATAAGCGCCGGAAGCATGGCCAGTATGCCATTGGTGCCGCCTCCGGAGTTCCCGTTCTCGGGGAACACAAAAGTTCTTGATTCACTCATAGTTGTATTTGTATTTTGTAGTTCCGGTCACTAATCCGACCGTGGTGCAAACATACTCAACTACACGCGCTCCGTCGAGCGTCCTGTTCTGATGTGTTTCCTTATTTGTTCCAGATATATTCCGATCATCGGCGAGGTGATGTTCCGCGCCAGCAGGCGCCGTACTCCCCGCGCCGTGCGGTTGGTCATCCCCGCTATCTGGTCGGGATACAGGCCGGCTTCCGAGAGCAGCCTGACAAGCACATATCTGGCGTCCGTGGACTCCATGTCCCTGAAGTCGCCCAGTATACGTTCCCTCGGCACTTCCGTTTCACGCTCGGTCAGGACGAGCAGGTTGAAGAAAATTTCGCTCTTGCACATGATTATTCAATTTTTATTATTACTTTTGTGCACCCCACTATATAATAGATATGCACATATTCCAAGTCTAGGACATTAGCCCTCAGCGTTTGGAGTATGTGCACTTCTATTGTTTTATGGTGGGGACCTAAAAACGAGCGTTGAGGGCTTTTTTATTATTAACCCTCCCTTTGTTGCATATTTATTTCATAATCACTACTTTTGTGATGGGTATCATGTATTATCATCAAAACAAGTTTTCAGGGTATGTCAAGAGGTCGCAGTTCGGAACTGATCACGAAACGCAACGAGGCGCTGCTGCGCCGCTATTATTATTGGACGGAAATCCAGCGTCTTCGTTTTGACGACGCATTGAAGATCCTTTCCGAGAAGGAGTTCTTTATCAGCGTGGACCGCATCATGGCCATCATCCGTTCAAACTGCAACAGGCTGAAGGATATCGATGTCAAGCCGGTCCCCAAAATAAAGAAGCCCCGTCTTACCGCCGCCCAGCTCTCCCTTTTTACCGACTGACCGCATTATCCCACACGGTACATTCATAGTGTGTCTCATAGACCTTTATCCCCCTGGGCATCGTGTGGAACCTGCTTCTTTTCCTCACAAGCGGTGTCTGGCAGCATTCAGGCTTGTACATCTGCAGAAGCGCGTCCACCTCTTTTGCCCGTTCCATTCTTCCGGCGGCCTTGTCCGCCGTGCCGCTGGTGTAATGCGTGTCATCATAGCAGTCAACAGCCAGCCTGACAATGACCGATACCGTTCCTTTCTGCATATATCCGCCCGCCCCTCCCAGTGTCTGCCATTCCACCTCGGGCGTGTCAACCAGCACCATGGGGAATACCATCGGATAGGTATCGGAGTCCCCGTCGTCACGGTAGAGCATGTCCAGCTGCCCGTAATCCTCGTCCACCTGTTTGTCCAGCCATGCTATGTTGTCGGCTATTCTTTTCTGAATGTCATTGAATAAAGTTTCCATGTCATTTTAACAATATATTGGTTATTTCCTTTTCCGTTTCCTTCCTCGTCATTTCACGCAGCTCCCGGCTTGGTCCGATGAACTGTCGCCGGGGCATGTCCGCCTTAACGTCAAGCCTCTGTTTCCTTGTCAGGGCCATCGCCTTCCATTTCAGGGCTTCGGGCGGTGCCGCCGCTGCCTTCTGCCTGCGGGCCTTTTTCCCCATCCTTCTGGTGATGCCCGCTTCCTTGAAATACATCCTCCATGCCATCTTCCGCATCTTGGCGGTCACTCTCGGATGTGTGGTCATGCGTCCCCCGTAGTTGTGGATTCCCGCATATTCCACGGCATTCCGTATCGTCACCTTGTAAGGCTCCGCCACATACTCCGAACTTCGGGACAGGCGGTTGCGTCGGCTTAGCAGGGGACCGTATTCTCCCGCCGCCCCCTTGGCAGAGTCCTGTCTTCTTGTTCTCTTCCAGGGATGCAGCCCTCCGTCATAAAAACCTCCCTCGCGGAAATTCCTGTTTACAAGGTTCACCGCTTTTGCCCCGATCCTGCGGGGCAGCGTCCTGTTGAAGGCCTTCCGGATTTCCTTCTCCTTCCTGCGGAGTTCCCTGACGGCGTCATTCACATTCATTTTTTTCTCCTTTCCATAAAGTCCCTTACGGTTTTTTCCGCCGAAGGATACGCATGGGCGATATAGGGATGCGTGTCGCTGAACAGCTTTCCGTCCTCCTCCGGATTGTTGTCCAGTCCTGGTGAGGGCCGATAGTCCGATAACGGCACATCATACCCGGGCGTCGGCTTGTCGTCCGTCTGCTCCAGCGAGCATTTGCAGTTCCACCGGTCTCCGGGGCGGTGGCTTTTCCAAAACCCATGTCCTTTGGGCAAAGTCAGGTCAATCCCCCAGAACTGGGCATGTACGGGATCGGGTTCCGCGCTGGTGGTGGGAAGCCACCGCAGGTTCGGAAGGATGTCCGCATCCCTGTCGAACAGCTTCCAGTCAGCCACCTGGCGGGCACGCAGTACCGCCGTATCGTACTCGGTTTCGAGCCACGCCGTATTGTACGTGCCGATAATCGCCTGCACGTCTTCCTGGAACCGGGAAAAAGGTTTCAGTTTTCCCTTTTCGTCCAGCAGTTGCGAGGCAATGTCGTTCTGCATCCGGTGGGTGCGGAAAGCGGAGAACACATCGAGGTTGTCGCGTATCTGCTCCAGGAACACTTCCTCCAGCCTGTCATTGTCGCTTTGACCGAATCCTTCCTCCGCCGCACGGCCGAAAGTTCTGACCGTAGCCAGGAACAGATCCCCGTCTATTTCCGTTTTTACATCAAACGTCCGGTAGAATATATCCCTCAGCACTTTTGCCATCAGCTCCCTTGTGAACTCAAACGAAACGGCCGCCCCCTGCATGCGGGAATCCGCATGGCCGTGACAAAGGCGGCAGCGCTCCCCGTAGAGGTCGTTCATTACCATTTTAAAGCCCCTTTCCGCGGGGCGGCGACGAAAAAAGACCTGATACGGTTTACAATACCGTCCTCCTTCCGCTTGTTCCTTTCAGGAGAGGGTTGTTCTTTCTCCTGTGCACCGTTGTTTGCCGGCTTTCCGTTTCTAAAGGCCGTCTCTTCCTTGAGCCGGTCATAGTTGTCCGGTTTAGGGATTCCCGTAGCCTCATACACGTATTCATCCGATACGGGAGTTCCCATCTGGCGCATCCGGGATATGATGTTTATCTCCTGCTCGGCGGTGGTTTCCTTGGGCTTGACATAATAGAACTCTCCGCCCCGTGTGTCGTACCCGAAAGCGGTGAAGATATCGGTCATGTCATAGTTCAGGGTGTTCAGCACCAGGATCCGGTCCGCCTCGTTCAGCTTTTTCTCTCCCTTCTCCTGTACGGTCCCCAGCGCCTGCGTGCCACGTTCCGAGGCCTGCGTGGTGAGCGTGTTTCCCAGCACGATCTTGCTGATCTCGTCATTGCATGTGTCGTACAGGGTCCTGTACAGGTCGGAGCTGCCGCTTTTGTTGCCGCTTTCTATCAGTTTCATCTGCGCCTCCTCCGGATGGAGGAACACCGCCGCACCTCCCTGCTCGGCCATATCCTTCACGGCCTGGTCACGGGCCTGCTCGTCACCGGCGCTGTAGGTGTACTCGCGTATGGGCATTCCGAATATCTCGCAGAACTGTGCCCAGTCGGCCATGTCGTTGCGCTTGTATATGACATACGGGGCTATCCTTGCCAGTCTTCCCAGGGAGCGTCTCTCCCCGACAAAGAGCATCGTGTGGTAATTCTCCAGCGGTTCCCCCGTGGTGTCTTCCTGCCGGTGTTTTATCAGCCCCCTCACCGGGTCATAGTTCTTTCTCGGGACGAGCCTGTAGTCCATCCATCCGCTCCCGTCCTTATAGAACTGGAACAGGGAGAACCCCCAGAAGTCCGAGTCTATCAGGTCTCCGATGAACCGGTAGAACCAGGGGGAGCGCAACAGGGTGTTGATCCCCTCGTCCGGGACGCCGTTCCTTCTGAACTCGATCTGTGAGCACTGCACGGCCGATTTCCTCTTCTCTATGACGCTTCCCGTATGCCCGTCCATAAGGATGTCCTCATAGAGGTCATACAGCCTCGTCCGCTGTGTGAAGTCCACATTGTTCGCCCCCCTGACGGCCTGCATATAGTCCGCCATATCCTTCATGAACAGCCTGGGTGCGGTGATGATGACTGTTCCCGGGGTGTTCCTGCCCGGAAGCGGCATGTTGCCGCTTATGGATATCTCTTTCTTCCTTGCCATTTTAATAGTGTGTTACACGTTTGGGATTGCTTCTTATCTGGGTGGGCAGGTTGTTCCTTGCCGTCTCCCCGTCCAGCAGGGGAGCGTCGGCTATGCTGATCTCCACCTTGCTGACCGCCTTGAGCCACTCCATCGCACGGTCATAACGTTCCTTGCGTATGGGGGAGAACTTCTGGGGGTTGTGGATGCTGCATACATGATAGAGCGTGATGTCCTTGGCGAACATGAGTATGAGCGCGTTCCTTTCCTTACCCTTTGCGGAGAATATCCTGTCACAGTCATAACGTGCGGACAGGTAGGAGCGCATCTGCGCCACCGCCTGGTCCTCGCATATCTCCACTATGGACTCGTCCTCCCTGATGATGCTGTCCAGGATCTCCCTGTGGATGCTCGCATCGTAGTCTTCCGGATTGATGAATTCAGACATGTCGTTTACCTCCTGTACTTGTTTAAACGGCGGATTGCCGCCCTTTCTATTATGACCGGCTTCTCCATGTTCCCCGCCTTCCTGTCTATGGCCCTGTTTCCCCCCTCCACGCAGTCCGGTCCGTCCGCGGGATACGGAAGGGTGAGCTCGAACATCCGGAACTGGTCAACCAGCTCCTTCATGTCCGAGGAGTCTTTCTCCTGTTCGTTGAATATGAGGTTGCCGTCACGGTCCATGGGTTCAAGGTTGGCCTCGATACGGGTTGCCTTGTCGGTCTTGCGTTCCTCGTCGGGGATGATGTTCAGCGGGATGCCGTGTTTCTTGCGCAGCCTGTTCAGGTGCTTCTTTAAAACCTGTTTGAAGAAGGGGTCCTGCAGCTTGTTGTTCTCCACATAGGCGTAAACGGAAGCCTTGCCCCCCACATGTTTGTACTGTTCGAAGAACGCCTCGATAAAGTCCTCGTTCTTACCCCGGAACACCCTTGCCTTGATCACATACAGCTTTCCCTTGAGCTTGCCCAGCAGGCAGACGGACTTGAAACTGGCCTGTTTCCTCCTGCTCTCCCCCGGAGCCGGGTCCCCGTAAATGACAAGGAACCTGAATTTGTTCAAAGGAGGGACCTTCCCGAATACAAGGTTCTTGAATATGCTCCCTTCGCTGACCGGATTGTTGAAAAATTCCTTCTGTGCCGACGAGGTGCTGATAAGCGAGAGGAACAGGTCTATATCCTCTTCGGAGTTCTTTTCCGGCCATGAGGAGATGCCGTCCTTGTCGCGGATATTGATAATGTCCGCGTATCCTATTCCTTTCTGTCTGAGTTCCGCAGCCTTTTCGATGGCACGCGTGATGCAGCAGTCCGCCGCAATGATGTTTCCGTTAAACAGCACCCTGTAACGTCCTGAGACGGACATGGTGGGAATCAACGCCTCTTCAAGCCATTTCCACTTGGCCTTGATACGTTCCGGGTTCCGGCATTCCTCGTCGGTGTCTATATCATCGATAAGGATGAAGTCCGGACGGAAGTTCTTGTTACGGGTACCGCGTGGCGACTGTCCGGCACCGATAGCCCGGAAGGAACAGCCGCACTGGCATGCAAACTCCCCTGTTTCCCAGGAACCCGGCTTTTTCTGTGTGCCGTAATCCTGGATGATGCGCTGGTTTTCCTCCATATTGGCCATGAAGGGCAGCAGCAGGCGCCCGGCGTTGTCCTGCGAGTTCGAGATAAGCAGCACGTTGCGTACCTGCCGGGTAAGCGCCAGCTTGACGATCTCCATCATGGCGCGTGCCGACTTGGCCAGCTCGCGCGACCATGCCCTGACCTCATACCAGCGGTCGTGCCCCATAAGACGCCGTGTCGCTTTTTTATGGAAACCGGCCGGCTCGCAGGTGTAATACTGTGCGAAATAGTATCGGAACCACGCTTCATTATCCGCTTCCAGCCGTCTCTTGCGTTCCTCTATTTCAGCGGCGGAGTCGGACGGGTTAATGTCCGAACTTTCCCGGACGGATGCCACCAGGTCGTTCCATTCCGCCAGTTCGGCCCTGTCCCGGGGGGTAAGTCTGAGTTTTGCCATAGCCTTACAGTTTGGATTTTACATAGGCGTCCAGCAGCGGGACTATCTCCTTGCTGCGTGCCATGTCATAAGTACGCAGCCACTTGACAAAGCTCTTGAAAACCGAAAGGATGTCAGCCAGCCCCACATCCGTTTCCATCTTTTTGATGGACCCGGTTATTTTGGCTATGGTGTCCGATTCGGCCGTGTTGGCGAATCTTTCCCCCTCCGGTCTCCCGTTGATGGCATTGTTCAGTTCGGCAAGCTGGAGATACAGGTTCTTGAGCTGTTCTTCCCGTGTCATGGTGATGGATACCTTGTACCGTTCCCAATTGCCTTCACCGGCCCACCGGGAGACAGTCTGACGTTTTACCCCCACACGCTCGGCAATCTCCGCGTGTGTCAGTTCTTCATTAAGGTAAATAGTCCTTGCAAAATCTTTTTTTTGTCTGCTGGTCAGTTCCGCCATTTTCTCATCTTTTTTATTTACGGCAAAATTCGTATTTAAATATATGATTTGCAATATATTGAATTTATGATGCTGTCTTATGGCGCCATCATGAGGTTGTAAAGTTGCATCATGTCCCAAGGGTGTTGACTGCAGTAAAAAAACTCTCCATATTTGCACCATAATTTTAAGACGACCGATGAAAAAGCGATACTTTAACATGATACCCTCCCCTGATACCGCCTGCATCCTCCTGTACGGGGAGATCGGCGGTTTTGACGGGATCAACGACAGGGACATTGTTTCCGAGCTGTATGAATACGCTTCCATGTACAGGAGCATAGACGTGCGTGTGAACTCCCCGGGAGGGAGCGTGTATGCAGGCATGGCCATATTCAACGCCCTCAGGGCCAGCGATGCGGATATAACCATCTATATCGACGGCATTGCCGCAAGCATGGCCAGTGTCATCGCCCTGTGCGGGAAACCGGTATATATGAGCCAGTACGCCCGTCTGATGCTCCATAACCCTTATGGGGGGTGTTACGGCAACAAGGAGGAGATGAAAGCCGTCGCCGAGCAGCTGGAGGCGCTGGAGGATACGCTTGCGGACATGTACGCTTCCAAGACCGGGAAAACCCGTGAGGAGATAAAGGATGCCTATTTCGACGGGAAGGACCATTGGATTACCGCCAAGGAGGCCAGGGAGATGGGATTCATTGACGGTATCTATGATATCGGCGAGAAAGTGGATGCCGGGACGCCGCAGGAAGTTTATGCCGCATTCCAGGCCCGGCTGGGCAATCAAACATTAAATACAGGTAATATGATGTATGAAGAATTGAAGAAGAGACCATCCTTCGCCTCGTGTGCGACGGATGAGGACGTAGTGCGCACGCTCTCCTCCCTTGAAAGCAAGGCGGGACAGTATGACGCGCTGGTAAAGGAACGTGACACGCTCAAGGCGAGTCTGGACGGATATGTCGAGAAGGAGCGCGAGGCCAGAAAGGCCGAGATCAAGAATCTTCTTGAGGACGCCATGCAGGACGGGCGTATCGCCCCATCCGACCGTGACGCGTATCAGGCGGTGCTGGAGAAGGATTATGAGAACGGGAGAAGGATTGTCGACGGGCTTGCGAAGAAAAAAAGCGTGGATGATGTTCCGGACACCCAGCTACAGGACAAATCCGGATGGAATGACAACTGGAAAGAAATCCGGAAAAAGAACGGTTTTAACTAAAAAATGAAAAGATTATGGCTGTAACTATCAAGAATACGAATTATGACGGTGAGGTACTCGACAGGATACTCACCAAGGCGGCCACAGGCAACGAGCTGGTACAGAAGGGGCTGATCAACCTCGTGCCCGATGTGACGAAGAAATACTCCATTCCCCGGCTGAAAACGAACAAGATGCTGCGCAAACGCGTGGAACAGCCTGAGGACAAGGACTCCAAAGGGGATTTCATTTATTCGGAGAAGGTGCTTGAGCCGAAAGACTTCATGGCCTTTACCACGTTCAACCCCCGCTCTTTCGAGCAGATATGGCGTCCGTTCCAGCCCAAAGGGGAACTGGTATTCCGGGAGCTTCCCCCCAATGTACAGAACGTCCTTCTGAAAGCCCTGTCCGACCAGGTGGATTTTGAACTCGGATACCACTTCGTCAACGGTATCTATGTCGATGATGAGGGGGATGACGAGCACCTGTTCAACGGCATTCTGATGCGTGTCTATGAAGATCCTGAGGTAATCCGTGTGAACTCCCCGAAAGACGACACCATGATTGAACGTCTGATGCGCGTGCGCAAGGCAACTCCCCAGGTTCTCCGCACCAATCCCAATTTTGTGTATATCATGTCCGTTGACGATGCCGACCGGTATGACGACGAGCTTATCCTGCGCGAGGGAAAGGGCGTGAACTGGACTGATACCAGCGCCATGCGCTTCAAGGGGACTACGATCAAGACCGTATCCTCATGGCCGGACGGTCTGATCATCGGAACAGTGGCTACACCGACCGAGCAGTCCAACTTCTGGGGAGCGGTCAACCTGCAGAACGACTTCAACGTGATCCAGATCGACAAGCTGACCAATGCCGGAGAACGTTACTTCTTCAAGATGCTCATGACCGCGGACACGAACACGGCGTTCGGTGAGGAGGTGGTCATGCTGGACGCACGTGAGGGGAATGTCATCACAACATCCAACACCACGATCACAATGAAATCGCAGGATGACGCCATCGAGCTGACTCCCGTGTCAGACCAGACCTATACCATTGAGGCGGCCGCGGTACATGCGGGAGCGCGCCTGTCCGTGTCCAACAAATCGGCTGAGCATAAAGCAACCGTGCAGGGTACGGAAGTCGCGCCAGGCAAGACCGTGTCTCTCTATTATGACGGAAAGTCATGGTTTGAGGGGGATGTGAAGGAAATAACACTTTCAAGCGATCTTGCCGGACAGGAAAGCAAGGCTGATGTCAGTGCGTCTGCGGAAAGTCTGGAGGAATGATTATGGCGACACCAAGAGGACTACGAAACAATAACCCGGGGAACCTCCGCCTGTCAGGTGACAGGTGGAAGGGCCTCCGCCCGGTGCAGACGGACAAGGAGTTCTTCCAGTTCACCGACATGAGATACGGCTACCGTGCCATGCTCATCACCTTGAGGAACTACCGGAAGAAACACGGTTTGAAGACCCTCTCCCTTATGATCGGGCGTTACGCCCCGTCCACGGAGAACGACACCCGCGCCTACCTTTCAAGCGTATGCGGCGAGCTTCAGGTTCCAACCACCTACGAGCCGGACGTGGATGACAAGGGGACGATGTGCCGTCTGGCCGCCGCGATGAGCCGGGTGGAGAACGGCGTGCCTGCCGTCATGGCGGACATAGAGGCCGGCTGGGACATGATCTGAAAAATGATATGCGTATGGACTGGGGCACTGTATTCGAACTTCTCCAGCAGTGGCTGGCCCCCACGGGGTGCATAGCCATGGCAATAGGCTGGTGGCGTGACCGCAGGCTCGTCAAGGTCCGTGCGGTCAAGGAGAACGAGGGCACATACAAGCAGTTGTATGACGACCTCTCCGAGACGACTTTACATTTAAGCGACCAAATACGAAAAGTCAATGAGAAAATTATCGTTCTGGAACAGGCACTGCGTAAATGCTACCAGTGCAAGTATGCTGAGCGCTGTCCTGCTGTTGTCTGGATGCGCAGCAAACAGGGAGAGCCGAACAGCCGTCCGCTCGGGCTCTCTTCAGAGGAGCGTAACCGGGGAAATAATCTTCGGCAAGGCCCCGACGACTCTGACGAGCCTGGCACTGAAACCCGGGCTCCTCCGGACGATAGGCGGCCTTCCGGCCGGCATGGGCGTGACGGAGCAGCATGAGGGTCTGGACCTGAGGGTGGAATCGGACGGGGAAGGCGGCGTGAACGTCACGGCCGTCTCACATGCCCGGCCGGAGATTACCGTAAGGGAGACCTCGGACCTGAGATGGGAGTCAGAGGAGGCTACGACCGAGGAAAAACAGCCGGTTCCCTCTTTCTGGGAGCGGACAAGGACGAAGGTGTTGTGCTGTTTTGTCCTCCTGCTTCTCTTCTGGGGGCTCCGGCGGTTTAAAGACAAATCAAAGAACAATTAAAACATGAATCATTATGCCAGAAACGAATACCGGCGCCATCTATGGCGTGAAAGCTCTTAAACATAACGGGAAGGCTCTCGGGCTGATATCCGAGGACGGGCTGCAGCCCGGAGGCGACTCGCCTTCCAAGACCCGCATCTGGGCGGCGCAGAAACGCAACGCGCCGTTCGCCGTGCTCAAGTCCACACCGGGCACCAAGACATGGACGTTCACGCTCATCGAGCTGTCCGCGGACAACATGATACAGGTGATGGGCGGAACGAAGGAAAGTACCGGAATCTACGTGCCCCCTACGGAGGACAAGGACGTGCAGGGCGTGTTTGACATCGAAACCGTGACCGGCCACACGATCCGGATCTACAACGGGGTGCTCACCTGCAATTTTGCCAACGGCATCAACTTCAGCAACGTGCTGGGCATCGAGTGCGAGCTGGAGATGCAGGAGGCCGGGGAGAATCCTCCCTACAAGATCTTCGCCCCGGGTGACGTCGTACCGGAATATTCCGAGTCATGACGGAGGACAGGGACACACGGTGCCAGGCGGCGGACATGCTGCTTGACATCGGCATCCGCATTCCGGTGATGCCGCTCAGGCCCTTTAAAAAACGCCCCGGGAAATCCTTCCTTGTCATGCGCCGTCCGCCCGCCGGGGCGGTCATCCGCATAGCAAGGCGGTACCTGGAGCTCGGCGTCACCCCGGAGGATATCAGGGCGATGGACTATGAGGAAAGGATGCGGTTCGTGGCGGAAAAGGGAAAGGCGGTCAGCCGGATGGTCGCACTGGCCGTATGCACCGGATGGCTCTCGGGGATGCTGCTCTCCGGCCCTGTGGCATGGTACCTCAGATGGAGGGTGCATCCGGCGATGCTCTCCGCCGCCCTCATCGAACTGCTCAGGGGCATGGACATACAGCCTTTTTGCAATACTATTCCATTGGCGTCCAGGACAGCGGGGCTGCTGGAGCCGATAGGAAGCCGGGAAAGGAAAACGGGTTAA